TCGGACTTGTCATCCGGCTCGTCTTTTGCCTCGGACTTGTCATCCGGCTCGTCTTCCTTTTTTTCGCTGTCCTCAGACTCCTGCTCGTCTGTCTTAGCGGGTTTATCAGTGCCGGTGCTGTCCGACTTCTCGCTGTCCTCAGACTTCTGCGATTGCTCTTCGGTGTTTGCATCGGCAGGACTGTTAATATTGGCGTCGTCGCCCTTGTTCTGCTCATCGGACGAAGCGTATTCCACCTCGATCTTCCGAGCCTCTGCTTCAACAACGTCTGCCAGATCGTTCATATTCAATATAGCCTCCTTGCTTTAGTAGTTATATTTAAGCGTCTTTTTTGCAACAGGTCAAGGTCGGGTTAGACTTCAGATTGGTTATTGTGTCCGCTCAAAAACGCCGGCAGTGCGCTGACCCCGCCCAACCCAAGAATGTACGGCAGCGCCCTATTCCGCACTCTAGCCCGATCTGCAAGCAAGTTGTCTAACTCGTCAAAAGTGTCGTACTGAGTGATTTTGTTCACCCCCATGCGCTTGAGCCGAGCGGCGGTTTCTTCAGCTGAAAGCGGCGTGTCGTAGCCATACCTGTCAGCGTATCCCGGCGTTTTCGGCACAAAAGCTTCAGCTATGTCAGTCCCGTAAATAGGTTCTAATTGTTTTGACTCAAAGTAGGCAGTAGGGGCGTTGAGATAAGCCTGTCTAAGGTCTGCTATATCGCTACTTTTAACGCCGGGTACAAATCGCTGTATTTTCGCCGGGTCGCCACTGGCGATGGCTCTCTTGAGTAGGTTATCCGCCGAGGCGAAATCGTCTTTGCCGAGCTCGAAAAACGTCCTACTTCCATGCTCACTCAGCTCTGGTTGTCCGGCTAGGACACGACTCCTGGCGCCGCCGAGTAGCGACCGTGTTACGCCATAGTCATCACGGGTGGTCAACAAATTGCGACTCTTATACATATCGTCGGTGTTGGTGAACCGCTTAGCCGTTCCCAACCAATGCGCCTTGTCGCCGTTCTTGATGTCCTTGCCACCGCCAATAACATTCAGCAGTCCACCCTTGCCGTCGCTGTACGAGGATTTGTTCACATTGACGACGTTGCGAGGCACGACTTCGCCGTTGAGCGTAATGCCGTTTTTAGATGTACCGATCCACTCCAAGTTCTCAATAAAGTCGTTTAGCTTCTTGTATCCGGCATACGGATTGTTTGTGAGGGCCGGTGTCGCAGTCTTGCTCACGAAGTTATCCTTTACAATTCCACCCGGATTAAACTTCTGATATACGTCGTTCAAGTCAGACAGTATTTGTTCGGGAATGGCGTCTTGACTGGGTGTAAAATGTCGAGCTACGTGTTTAACGTCGTCGACCGTTATTCCTCGTTTAGTTAGAGATGGACGGCGCTTTAGTAGCCGGGCTATCTCGTCGTCGCTATTTAGCGTTGGAACGGCATGTTCGTACACCCTTGGACTCCAAATATCCCGATTACCAACAAAAGCCGAACCGCTCTCCGGCCTGATTTTATCAGCGTTCATCAACAGCGTTACGTCACCAAATCGATCTCCAACCTCCTTCGATATCCTGTTCTTCGCCGGATTATAGATGCCGACGGACATTGCCGGAAATCCGCCCAGATCGGAGGCATCGGCGAGTTTAGACGAAAACGTACGATGTATACCGACTAAAGCATCTTTAGACTTGGCAGCAGCTCTCACAGCGTCGTCAGTGTAATTATTAGAGACACGCTTGATAATATCGTCAGCCCACTCGGTAAATCGGCCGTCATCGAGAAGCTTCTTAAAAATATCACTCAGTTTGCTCACTGCCTAGCTCCATTCCTTCCACACCGACGCTCTGAGGCATTGGCAAGCTACCCACCCCATTGACTTGTTGTGGGTTTAACAACGCTTGCCCCAATCGGTCTAGCATTCCCGGCTGCACCCCATTCTGGATGCTTGGCTGTTGGCTCGGTTGTTCCGGTTCCGGCTCGGGCGGCTCGGGAGTAATGGGAATATTAGGATCAACCAGTAGCCCCTGCTTGTCGTCAGTCTCCAGCTTAGCTCGGTTACCAATGTCTAATACACAGCCCCTCACGTAATCCAGCACCTTAGCTTGTCGCTCCTTGCTCGCCAGCAAGAATTGATCGGACATCAAAAGTTTGCGCATACCCAGAATGTAACTCGGTTGGATATCGGGGCGTGGCTTAGCGTCGCCGCCTCCGATGAGCACGGCAAAGTCGACATAGGCATCCCTGTCTGCCACCTCACTCTTGACGTCGTCAACCAAGCTCATTGGGTCGGCCTTGAACTTCACCAACGTCTCGTAGCGCTTGTCAGCATCTTTCAAGTCCAGATCACGATAGAAGTTATACGGGTCAATCAACCCCATCTTAGCCATGCTGACTGCCACTTCTTCACGGCGACGCTTGTCGTGTTTCAGGGTAGATCCACTTTCGACGGCAATTGAGGCCACATCAGGGATGGTGGTGCGGTTTAGTTCAATTCGAACAAATTTGCCGTCATTGTCTTTTGCGACATATTTAGTATCGTCGTTGAAATACACTTTCATCATTTGAACTAATAACTTGAAATAGTCCGACATTCCGTCTTCTACAGCCTGAACGACCTCGTCCTGACGCCCGCTGGCTTGACTCTTCAGCATCTGAGCCTCGCCTAGTGTGTTAGCCTTGTCACTATCGCTACCCCTAAATTGACTGGGCGTTCCTAGAACGTCATGAATTGCCCGCCTTAAGTCTTGGCGATCGTTAACCACGTAATTGGGCAAAGTATGCGGCGGTATCTCTGTGATTAAGTTCCCGATAGGCACGCCATCGTCAAGATGGTTTAATCTGATGACCGTGTTAGGGGCTCGCTTCTGTATGCGCTTGTCCATCTCGTCGGTAACAGCCCTGGCATTGACGGCCAGGATGCTGTTAGCAGTATCGGTGTTGTCGGTGATCTGTCGTCCTCGGCGATTGAGGTCGTCCTGCAGCGGGATTGCTTGCTCTAGCGGCGTGGTGTAGTCGATTAGATGATTGCCGTCGTTGATGTAATTAAAGAACACGTACGGTTTTGGCGGACGATCAGCAACATTTACAACATTCAAACCCTCGCCGTCGTATAAAAAGTTCGGATTTTTTATCGCATCGAGCAATAGTCCGCCGTAATACCAGGCAACGCACTCATCACCGTTATCATTGGTATACCAGACTTCTTTATAGTGAACAATTCCGCCTGAACCAATTCTTTGTTCAATTTCGGCTCGCTTCTTCGGAAAGCGGCGTATCAGCTCGCTACGGCGACAGTCACACACCTCGCAGATAAAGCGGGGGTTGTCAAGTTGACGACAGTTATAGTCTAGAATGAGTCTATTAGGATCGACTGCAGTCGGCTTGACGTCGTTGAGGCTTGGGTCGTAGCTCAGTTTCAAGACACCTACCTTGTTGATATACATATTACGAACCGCTACCTTAAGCAGTTTACGCAATCGCCATTTTTCTGAATGACTGGATATTGCTAACTCCAGCTGCTCAGCCATCACCTCAGACGGCGTTTCGCTGTCCATTGGTGCTATTTCGCAGGACGGAGTAGAAGATGTAACGTAGGCGATTATTGACTGTACACCAATGAACAGCTCGTTGTCGACATAATCGGAGTTATACAGCCCCGCCATTGCGCCCGACTGCTCCCCTCTATAGTACCGGTTGTTAAGAGCTCGTTGCGACGTCAAGTTAAAGCTATCGACGCCGGCTCGCTCCCATTGAGCTCTAGAGTGAGATATCATCAACTCCAACTTCGCAATTAAAGTTTCGCCACTGTCCTCCAGGTTTAGGTCAAGCGTCGGCTCGTCGGTAGTGTTGCCGGCACTCTCAGTAATGGCCTGTTGCTCGGTTTCAGTTTCGTCGTAATAGTTCATATTGAGATTATAGCCTAAATTACAACGATTGAGCGGCCAGATCCCCCAGGTTAGGCATGAGTGAAGCCGGCACGCCGTTGCCATCTTCGTAATAGGAATTATTTTTTTGCTCACACCTAATATCCTTGTAAGTGACCGACCCGGCCATCTGCCAGCCGACCATCAGGGTATAACAGAGGGCGTCGAGGGCGTGATCGTCGCAGTTGTTAGCAATTCTTTCGCCAAAGCTGTCATCAGCGTACACGATAGTTGGTAATGTTTTGATAGCATAATCACAACTTCGATGTACCAGCAACAACGGTTTACCATCACTGAATACCTGCATTAACTGATGCAGATTAGCAATTGCATTGAGTCTTTTCGCGACCGACAGTTTATCGGCTCTGATATACATCGGGCGCTTGTCCACCGGCAGTTTGTCCGTCTCCGCCTTAAAAATATCAACGATTTTGTCCCAACCGCCTAAGTGCGAGTAAGCGTCGTGTGGCATGGCAAAGACCGCAACAGGGTCGATTCTCTGGATTTCGGCGAATTTCTTGGCGTGATAGGAGGGCGGCCGATGATTGCCATGCATCTCTCGATAAATGTAATTACGATAATGTTTTTCGGTCACTTCGTCGAGAAAAGCCCATAACATAACGCACTCATTGTTGTATCCCCAATCCATGCCGGCTAACTTGTAGCCGTTGTCAAAGTCGTCCCTGGTAATGTTGTCGAAAATACTAAAGGTGTGCAATTCATTGCGCCACTCCTCAAAAACAGCTCCGAAAGCCACATTCCAGTCACCGTGTCTCCAGGCTCGATACAATTCCGGATCTGATTGCTCCAACGAGTCAAGCGTCCTGACATATTCGGGGTCGTTTTTAAGTAGAACAGGATTATCGTCGACAGTGGCAGGAATGTACGCCGATCGCTCGCCTGTAAACTTATTCTCAACGTCCAGCCAGTTAACTACCTTGACCTCGCCGAATCCATTGATGTAGGTATATTTCTTTTTCGTCGTGTCGTAGATTTTTGAGTCAGGTTCAACAAACCGACTCTTCACCCACGAATGACCCGGGCCACCGGGGTTCGCTGTACAAAACACAACAGGCTTAAGTAGTCTATTGCTCGAACGACAACTTGATATAAGCATGTTGAATCGACGTTCGGTCGGTATCTGAGTTAGCTCCTCAATGCAGATGCGATCGAACTGTTGCCCCTGATATTGCATGTAGCTCTGATCGTCTTTGAGATGTCCGCCAAATATAGTAGACAAGATGCCCGGTAGGCGCCTGATCGCCGTATACTTCGATTGACTAAGCTTAAGACCCTCAATACCCTGCCCCAACTGCTCCAATCGTAGCCAGTAATCTTGTAAATCTTTAGCGTTTTTTCGAATGATGAGCTGCTTTGACAACGTTTTGTTAACTCGTTCGATCGTACTAATTAAAGACGCCTCGGTTTTTCCACCGCCTCTAGCGCCACCATAGAGTAAAATCCGATATACGCCAGACATTAACAGCGCTAAAACCAGCGTCTGCGGCCCCGGGTTTGGCGCCCAGGCCTTCATTGATTCAGTCAGCTCTTTTGCGCTACTGCTTGTCCACAATTTTGCTTCTGTTGTCATTTTTACAGTCAACCTTATCATCAGCGATCGCGCCGATACTGTCGCCACCGCCACTTTGAAGCGCCAAGATATCATCTTGCGACAGGGTCGGAATTACAAATCCTTCGATTATCTCAGAGTGCTTCACTTCGACTCTCTCAGTTGGCTTACCATAGACCTGGTCTAAAATTCCGATCATTACCATCGGTTCGTGCCTGTCTTGAAAAGCCATAATCATTTTTGCCATACCACGCCGAAAAGACGGCGCCTCGTCATCGTCAACGATCGCCGACAGCTCAAAAGCCGTCATCTCCAACATCTCCTCTAACAGAGCTCGCTGATTGCGTCTCAGTTCGGCTCGATTGCGAGACAAGTGTAAATCATCGTCGTACATTCTATAACAATGATATCTGTTTTGGCGCCGAGCGCAAGCGATTATCTAGCTTTGCTCGCCTGCGACAATCTTCAATAAAATCGTTTGACCATCCGTCGTCAGGGTCAGACAGGGGCGGCGTCGGAGCTGTCGTTTTTATTTTCCGCAATTTCGGGCGAGGACCGGATCTATCGACAAAAACCTCGTCTGTTTTATATTTCTTGCCCGACTTAGTGTCGTACAATAACGGTTGTGCGACTTTAGATATACCGGCGCAAACCAGAGCGAGATAGGCTCGATCGGCTTCATCTTTAGTGTCGTACGGCCGGTGTCTTATTGTGCCGTCTGCTTTTTTCCACGCCACAAAGAACTTAAAGCGGTCATTTTTCACCATTTCTCGTACCCCGCTCGCAAAATCCCAACGGCATATTGCTCGGGGCTGCGTTTGTTTGCTGACCGCTCGCAGATGTCGATGACGTCAGCCATCGAAAGGGTCTGGGCGTTTATCTGGTCGGCGAAGTAACCGATAAAACGCTTAGTGACTCTTTTGAAGTGCTTTGCGACGCTCAAGATGATTTGCGGCGATCTCTTCAGCAGTCGACGAACATAATCTAGCGTTTTTTCAATATTTTTAGGCAAGATTAGCGACACAAAATAATGAGATAGATTAGACGATGCATTTTGCTTTGCCAAGCGTACGATGGAGTCGAGCTCTTCTTTAGTAACCTTCAGTTGAACAGACCTGGCTAGGGGTAGGTAGTTATCGTCAACTACTTCTGGGGGTAGGTTTACTCGCTTTCTTAGGGTAGCAATGCGATTGGCCTTGCGTTTTTGTCGCCAGTCACTAATTTCATTATTCTCCATACGTCTATATAAACATATTTTTCTAAAAATGTGCTGTTTTTAACGGTGTAATATTTACATCATGCCTGTGGAAAACTCTATTTTCTAGCACCAGTGGAGTTACGCTCCAACAGATAGAGAGAATGTCGCTGCTGCAACATAAACGCCTATGCTTGTCAATACATTATTTGCAACCGCTTTTGTTTGTAACGTTCGGGCGCAGAACTTCTAAAGTTTTTTATTTTCATATATAGAATATTCTTTATATAGAATATTCTCTTTTTCTTTCTTTTTGCTTCTTTTTCTTTTTGAGGGGGGGCAGATCTTGGTACGGGCGACTTTTCCACAGTCTGGTGGTAAAAATACTACATCATAACCAGACGAATCTATTGCTTTTAAAGTCTAACTGCGCTATCATAATAGCGTCAACATAATATTACGTAGGAGGTAATTAAAATGGCAAGCAACAGTGAATGGCAGAGCATAACAATTCACTCTAATCAGATCAAATACAACACAGGTAGAGCGATTTTAGTTAAATGCCCGAACGGTAGTAGCTATGCCGGCTATTGCTTTTGGCATCCGGCTAAGCTAATTAGACAGAACTATCGCAATCGGTCTGAATACAACTTGAGCTTCACCGATAACTTCGAATTTCACCTTGAGAAAAAAGGTCAAGGTCGATACAACTTCAAGGACGTTATTGCTGAGGCTACGCTATCGGCTAGTGAATTTAAGGAGCTTTACGCTTAGGAGGAATATGAACATGAATAATAACAACAGTGGCGACATTACAAATAGTTACAGGGTAAGGGCTTTAGCCGGCTGCTACGCTCGATTGCATCAACCGGTATCGATTACGTCGCCCAGGCTAACTAAAATCAGGGAAAACCGCTCTCTGCAGCGTCAGATCGATATTCATCTAACTGTAGTCCTGGTAGTTGTCGCTCTAGAAATAGGCGTCCTTGGCAAGCTCATGCTATTATTTACAGCAATATGATGCATTGTCAAAGCCTGCCGGTCAGTGAGAGTACTATCCAAGTTGCGCTGGCAGAATATATCTGCCGGCGCTTTCCTGACGTTATTTTTCACTCCGATTTTGGATCCGGCGCATATCTGACTCGTTTTCAGGCGCAGGTTAATGCCAGACAGAACGGGTTCAGGCGGGGCTGGCCAGACATGTTTATCGCCAAGCCGATCGTTTTGTCGGGGAAAAAAAGATATCACGGTCTTTTTATCGAGCTCAAGCGGAAAAACATCATGGTTACCAGGCGAGGCGGCGGCTGGGCTAACGAGCACCTCAAAGAGCAGGGCGACGTTCTACTGAAACTCGCTGACGCCGGCTACGCAGTGACGATGGCACTGGGACTCGATGCTGCAATGGAGGCTGTTGATGACTATCTGCTTTACAACCGCAGACGCGATGCCCGGCGAAGAATGGCTGAGTGGATTGAGATCTTGAGAGCCCGACAGTCTTCTACACAGTGATGCATTTTTTACAACACCAAGAGTATTGCATCTCTGCCTCGGCTGCGCTATCATAATAGCGTCAACATAATATTACGTAGGAGGTAATTGTGGACAACAAGATCAGCGAGAACGTCGAACTGACAGAACGAATTGATGCATACCTCGACCACAATTGTAAGCAGAAAGCTCAAATCGAGGGCAACATCGTTCGCTTCTATCTAAACAGAGAGCGACGATATATTTGCGATGAGGACATCATCGAAAAGTTTATGTTAAAAGATAGCGACGTCAAAGCTATATACGGAGCCGTTGGCAACAATTGCTACATGTACAAGTTCTGTAATGAGCTGATAGACCATCTCGACAAGCGCAAGATTGCTCACAAGTTATGGCTAAAGCGGAATCATCCGGATTTCATGACCGACAGTCCTGAAATAATCGACATGGTGTTTTATCTGACTTATCAATACCCCGTGTCGATGTCTTGCAGAGATTACGAGACTGTCCGTGACGAGAGAATAGCCGAGGGGCTTAAATGTTTATTCTACAACCACATCATGTATTATAAACGGCAGCAAGTCCTCGACAATATAGTGCGATATGCTACGAGAGATCACGAGGCTCAAGAGGAGTTGGCTCGAGACATCGTCGACGCCGTGCTGAGACAGTTGGGATTGTATGACGACGACCTGGTTTTGGAACACGTCGACTCAGATTGGTTCGGACACGTCGAGCATACGACTAAAATGGCGCTATATCGTGCTGCATTAAAAATCGTCGAACACCACGCCAATGAAGTATTAATCGGTAAGCCCGATTACGAGTATTTCAGGTAAGGTAAGCCCGCCCGAACTTAGCCCCGCTTGCTTCAGCGGGGTTCTGTTTTTTGAGAGGATGGGCTAGTCAGACCTACGGCGCGACGGCGGCTCGCCACTAATAAGCCCCGTAGTTTTCCACAGTTCGTTGCAATAATCACAACAATATAGCTGTTCTCATAGTTGACTTTTATCATCAATTGTGAGAGACTAATAATGTCATAAGTTTAAGGAGGTAATATGACCAAGCGTAAAATAATAGACAAAGCTAAGCGTCGAAGTAAGGGTGACTATACCGATCTGCCACTAGACGAAATTGAGGGGAGTGGTGTTGCCTGGGATGGCTGCCATAAAATCTATATATGCGAGTCTCAAGACGACATCGACGCCATGTCTAGGCTCGGCTACAAGGTATATGACATGGGCGAACTGGAGTCAATTTGGGCTAAGTCGTGCCCACTAAAGTTTATTAACAGCGCTGACTTAACTAAGTGTTTTCGAACGCAGAATCTGGACGGCGACGATGCTTGGGACTAGGCGTAAATGGCATATGGTTGAAATACCGGCGAGTCGTATCCTGAAGCACGATATGAATATAACGACGATCGCTTGTCCGACTCGCAGTAAATATCGGTTGTACAGGTATGAACATCCGACCGATCTGGTTCAGATTGGCGAAGGCGAGACGTCTGTGCGACATCTGAAGTTTACCGATGCGTTTAAGTTTAAGTTGTTCAAGCTCCGGCGTAACGAAGTAATGGACAGAATAACATTAACTGCTAAAGAGTTTGAGGAGATGTATAAATGACAGTAGTAATGAACGAGGCTTGTAAATGCGACAATGTGGATCATTGGAGCTATAGTTCAGCCAAGCTAATCTTAGATCATGGGATCGATTATGCAGTGGCTCAACGGCTTGGGTTGCTCGAGATTAGTTACACCGGAGCTGTCGACGTTGGAACTTTAGTTCACGAGTGTCTGATTGGCGGCGAACAGGATTTTGTTGTCAACCCGTACGATGATTTTCGAAAGAAAGAGGCTCGGGAATGGCGAGACGCTCAGGTCAAGCCAATCATCAATGATGAACAGTTCGACGTTATCACGAAGTGTGTTGATCAAGTGAGACATCACGCCCTATACAAAGACTTGCTGGTTAACGCTAAACACGAAGTGAAGATTGACGCAACCATCAACGGCTTAAATTGGACGGGGCGCATAGATGCGATGTGTGTCGATGATAAAAATAATGTTACCGGATTAGTTGACGTAAAGACCACATCTAGCTTTGACGGTTTCAAGCAGCAGATACCTAAGCTGCATTACGAGCTACAAGTCGGCTGTTATCTGCTGATGCTAAATAAGGGATTAGATCTCCCGTTCAGGTGGCTCGTCGTGGAAACGGTAGCTCCATTTCGAGTTGGGGTCTTTCAGGCAACACCCGAGTTAGTAGAGGTGGGAGTTGACGAGGTTGGCAAGTGTATCGCCGAATACAATGCTTTTAAGCTCAGGAGTGGCAAGACCGACGCCGAGCGCCTGAGTTTTCTCTACAGCCAAGTTTACGATGAAATTAGTCTAGTTTATCCGCCATCATGGATGATCAATAATTGAATAAGGAGGTTTTAAAATGGCAAGCAACAAAATAAGTGGCAACTCTGTAATCGATAAAAATGCGTCTGAGGTTGACGCCATAAAAAGGGAGATTATAAAATCCGAGAGTGACACACGGCAACCTCGCAAGGCAAGTGAGCTAAACATCTCTGAATTGATGCATAACAAAGCGACACAGAAGCATATTGAGGGTCTGCTTAGAGGCAAGTCGTCTCAATTCATCGCCAGCGTACTATCGCTAGCTCAGGATAGTAACAACCGGCTCGGCGACGTCGCTCCGTTCTCGATTCTGACAGCGTGTTTGACTGCGGCGGCCCTGGATCTGCCAATAAATAACGGGCTCGGATTCGCATATATAATTCCGTATGGTAAAAAAGCGCAATTCCAGATGGGTTGGCGGGGATTTTTCCGATTGGCAATGCGCACCGGCCAATACGAAGACATTGGCGCTCGGATCGTCTACGAAGGTGAGTTGGTTGGGGCGGATGCCTGGTCGGGTGAACCGGAATTCGATTTTTCGATAGATCGAGAGGCGAAGGGGCGACGTCCAATTGGGGCGATGGCTTATCTGGTGATGAAAAATGGCTTCAAAAAACGACTGTTTATGACCATCGAAGAACTTGAGCGTCATGCTCAGAAGTACAGCAAGAGCTATTCTCGGTTGGACAGTGTTTGGAAGACCAACTTTGAGGCCATGGCGAAGAAGACTGTATTGAAGCTATTGCTTGGACGATACGGGGTGATGAGTTTCCAACTCGAAACAGCGTTGGTTTCTGACCAGTCCGCGGACAGAAAATACGTAGACAACGAGAGCACTAGCGTTGATTTGTCTGTGAGCGAAGTTAAGACGGACGATGGTAATGGCATATCTTCGCCGAAACCGATTGTTGACGGTGAATTGGTCGAAGACAACTACGGGGAGCCTGTTACGATGGCTGAAATGCAAGCGACGTTGGATGCTATTGAGTGAGGGGCGGTATATGAAAAAGTGCAAATGTGGAGATCGAAGCGTCTTGGTATGTGTCGGAGAGAAACGATTAATAACGGCACTTTACGCTGCGGCCGGAATGCTGCTAGCTATGTGTGACGGCGACTCCGCTTTCGACCGCAGGCTGGAACAGGGACTACTGTCTATCGCCGAGGAGCTAAAGCTTCACGCCGAGATGATAATCGAACTCGTGCGCATAGAGTCGGAAGATACAGGCATCGGCTCAATGTCCATGGCCGCTAATGATTTGAGCGAGGCTATCGACGAATATGAAAATTTTCTTGAGCTGAGAAGGCGAAATAATGATTGAGAAGGAGGGCTTACGGGTAAAAGTACTAAGAAAGCTAGCCAAGCCATTCAAAAAGTTCAGGCTAAGCAAGCTGTCACTGGCAGTCGACTATCTCGGTTCAAGATTTACTTCGAAGCGATTTGACGGCAAAGCTAGACAGACAAAGCGTGAGGTCGAGCGTCGTCACAAGATGTTCAACGATACAAGACCTCACGACGACATAGATGACTTGATAGAAGCATTAGAGTTTGAAAACTTTATGCGAGATGAGTATGAGAAAAAGTAATTTAAGGAGAAAACGATGAAAACCTATAAATTGAATAGAGACTGGGCGCCGTTCAGCATAGGCGAGCTGTTTAAGAAAGACGACGACGGCTGTGCGCTATACACCCTAGCTAGTAATGAGGATATCTTAGCCAGAATACCGGATGAATATTTAGATGTGCAAAGCCATGCCTGGCGGCCTGGTCATGATGAAACGTATTACTATATCGACGACGACACGGCGGTAGAGGTGACGGATTTTTACGATCGTGACGCTGATGACGAAGGTAGACTCGCCATTGGCAACTTTTTCGAGACAGATGAAGAGGGTAGGCGCATGCGTGATTGGCTCGAAGCTCGTCAGATGCTAATCAACAGCGGGGCGAAGTTCACTAATGATATCAATAAAACATATTACAGCGTTTGGTATTGCAAGCCCACCAACAAGTTGGAAGCGTATCGCTCTAGCTCTGGTCATGACGATTACATCCGTGAGAAATTGCTGTGCTTCGACAGCGAGCAATTAGCCGAGGATAGCATCGAGCACCACAAAGAGAGTTGGCTAGTTTACTTGGGAGTAAAAGAGAAGTCTGGAGGGGAAAGCTAAATGGTTACGAAGAATGTCCCATATTATCAATCTGATAAGGTTGTACGCTGAAAATAACGACGTTGAGTTCAGAAAGGAAGCCTACAAGATTGCTAGCGAATTTGACAAGCTGGGTGAAACCGAATGAAGGGAGAGAAAAAATGAAAAGTAACAGGCGTGTATCTGAGACTTGGATAACTATCGCTTCTGCGATAATCCTACTGCCTTTGATAATAGCGACGATTGCCTTCTCGGCGATTTTTGTCCGTGACGTCATTCATAGTGCCGTCTTGCCCGACGAAAACCAAGCTCAGTGTGAAAGCTTGGGCGGGCGGTGGTCGGTCAACCACCAGTGCTATAACGCTGGTGAGCCGACGACGATTAAGAAGCTAAAGGATAGCTTGAAAGACGCAAAATATCATGAATGAGATACCAACTAAAGAAGTGCTTGACCGTTATAAGAAGATAGGACTGGTCGATAAACGTACAGATGAAGAGCGTGGGCTGAATATCTATGTCTACACGATGTTCACCCAGAAGGAGCGATTATGGAATTACGTCACTCTAAACGCCAGAGGCATCGTTTACGACGACAAAGGCAGGCTAATCCAGCGCTGCTTGCCTAAGTTTTTCAACCACGATGAGCCTGACGGCATTAGAGTGAGAGAACTATACCGTGTCAGCCCAGGTCGTAACGACATCACTGAAAAGCTGGATGGTTCACTGATTAAAGTGACCAACGACCCTGAGTACGGCTTGGTTATTACCTCTAAGGGCAGTTTTCAGAGTGACCAAGCCAAGATGGCAAAGCAGTTGCTGGACGATAAATACAAGTCGTTCAATTTTACACCAGGGCTGACATACCACTTTGAACTAATCTCGCCTCAGAATAAGATTGTTATTAACTACAACGATACTGAATTGGTATTGCTATGTATCATAGATAACGAGACTGGGCTTGAGATTGAGCTTGGAGATAGTCCGTTTAGACGACCCGCTAAGTATTCAAGTGACGTGCTTGACGATATTAACGCTATAAACAAGAAGAGCTTACACGAGGGCGTGGTGGTCAATTACGGTGTTTACCGCCTGAAGTACAAGACAGATGAATACATCAGATTGCATCGTGTCGTCACTAACTACACCGCCAAGCGTGTTTGGGAAGACCTGTCTAGTGGACGTGAAACCGACCGTCTCAACATGCCTGAAGAGTTTATCAACTGGCTAAATAGGACGGAAAATAGCCTGAAGGGGAAGTATGACGACTTAGCAGCTGATGTGAGCATGGCTATCCTCTACTGCAAGGATATGACCAACAAGGAGGTAGCTACCTGTCCGAACCCATTTGTTAGAAACCATAAGAGTTACGTTTTAGCTTATCGTTCAGGTAAAGACATCTCTCATATGATGTGGCAAGCCATTAAGCCGAAAGGAGGAGTGAAATGAGCAGCAGCGACATAAACAACATGCGGCGAGGTGCTGCGCTCAATGAGAACGTCTTTCAAAGGAGCGTGGAGAATATCCATGGAATGCTGGATGCAATTGAAGGATCACTGTCTGATAACGGAGACGTCGACAAGAACAACATTATCCGAAATCGCATTAAGAATATTGCAGGAGCTGTGGACGAGCTCGAAACATATTTTGACGATACATCTGATATGTTGAGCGACGCTTTAGATGCTTTGGAGGACACTACAGAATGAAACTCTTACTACTAAAAGGCTTACCCGCCTCAGGTAAAACCACCTTTGCTAAGGAGCTTGTCAGAAATGACGGCAACTGGGTGCGGGTAAACAAGGACGATTTGCGTAACATGCTAAATGGTGGAAAGTGGTCAGGTAAGCATGAGCGTCGGATTGTACAACTAGAACGCCAGTTGGTCGAAGAGGCACTTAAAGACGGCAAAAACGTTGTAATTGACGACACCAATTTTAACCTTGCCCACGAGAGACGGTACAGAGAAATTGCTAAGCAATACAACGCCGATTTTGAGGTAAAAGAGTTTGATACACCGCTAGAAGAGTGCATTAAGCGTGATAACGCCCGCCCTAACGGCGTCGGTGAAACGGTGATACGGAAAATGTACAATCAGTACCTTAAGCCAGCCCCCGCTAAATACACGCCAGACCCGATGCTACAGCCCGCTATCGTTTGCGATATCGATGGCACACTGGCGCACATGCACGACAGGTCGCCGTATGATTGGAGCAAGGTAGGCAACGATAAGGTAGATATACCTATTGCTTGGCTCACCAGCATCTTATTTAGAAGCGTTAGCGTCATTTTGGTATCGGGCAGAGATGAGAGCTGTCGGAAAGAAACTGAGGACTGGCTAGCCAAGAATGGTATCTGTTACACCAAGTTGATTATGCGAAAGGAGGGAGATAATCGACCAGATGAGGTAGTCAAAGAGGAGATATTTAACGAACACATCAGAGGAAACTATAACGTCAGATTTGTCTTAGATGACCGCAACAAGGTGGTTGATATGTGGCGTCAATTAGGATTAAAATGCTTACAAGTAGCGGAAGGAGATTTTTAGAATGTGCGACGAACTTACCCATAAAATGCGTCTCAGCCTGAATGAAGAGGTGGACTTTCTACATACATGTGCAGACACCGTAGAAGACATAGTCAAGGAGTCAGGTGATTGTATCGATGTGGCAAGGCTATATAGAACTATCGACATATTAAAGCGGTCAATTGACAGAGTGCGTAACGGCGTTGACAACTTAAACCGATATCATAAGGAGTTAGAGAAGAATGCCGAACCTAAACGAGCAAGCTAAAGACCTACTTGGCGAAATACATGCCTGGCTAGACAACGCTAGGATGCTCAAGATATACGCCAGAATGGCTCACGTTATCATCGATGCGGGGCTAGACCCTACAGATTTAGACAATGTCGGTGGAGCGTATTTAGACATATCCGACGAGGTATATAAGTCATTTGCCATTGGTCACACCAAGACAATAAATAAACTAGGTGACGTATTAGTTAAGATAATGCTGAGGACTGGCGTGTACGGTAGGATTATGGATAAGCCAAGCGAGTATTTAGAAGCAATGAGTAAATGTGTCAAGATAAATGAGGAGAGAAAGAAATGATACAGAAATGGTACTGCTTGGTGTGTGACTATTGTGGCGATGTGATGAACTACTGGGAGCGCTCATCGGTAAAAGAGGCACTAGCTGCTGAGCGTGAAGTCGTCAAGAATAGCGTTATATTTGCGAACGGCAAAACATTTTGTAATAGGGGGTGCTACAAGAACTATCTGGCTAATCGCCGCCGTAGCCAAGGTGAGACGGATGAATAACGTAATGAGTGAAGGGGATCATAAAACGGTACTAAATAATGTTGAACAATTGCATGTCTTCGGCAGTCAGTTGACGATTGTACAAGAGTCTCTGTTGCATGATAGTATTCTTGGTGGTGTAGATGGTTTACGGAAAGTAATTTGTATTACTGAGCCTAGTGAACATACTAGCAATAGTCTAATTGCGTATGAGGATGGGGATGGACATTGGCATTACGGGGTCGCGAACTGGGATGAAGACTGCCGTGGTTGTAGTAACAATGGATTTGAGTTGTTAAACTCAGAGTAGAGAGGAGTAGAATGGGGGGGTAATGTTGCAACCGGCACAAGTCAGAGGATAGAATGTTTATTGAAAGACGAAAGGAGAGAACGTAAATGAGCGAAAGAGCTATTCGTCCTGCGGAGGGGTTTACTTTGTTGGACATCGGCGGACGAGATGAGTATCCATTGTTATCTGTTTCTACGAGGAGAGATTTGAACCACGGCGTGGCCGTAGAGACAACTGAGCCTACTCTAAAAGAGTTCGTGCGTATTCACGGTGGGGCTGAGGTGTTCTTCATTCCCTATAGTGATGCGGGTGACATTCGACATCGTGGCGGAACATACACTATTATTCCTAATGACAAGATAGCGGGAATGGCAGCAGTAAACTCGATTGAGCAGAAAGGAGATCGGACATAAAATGAAACAAGCGGATTTAGTGCGGAGTATTGTGCGAGGCAGTGCACTGCGAGATAGAATAAATGCCGGAATTGAAAGTATTAGAGATGTGGCTAAGAGTTCGTATGGCAATCGATCTGGAAACGTCCTGATTGAGAATAGATACGGCGAGCCGGTGGTCTCTCACGACGGCATAACAAATGTGGCCAACCTTATAGTGTCCGATCCGGTCGAAAATGCGGTTATTTCGATCGTCCGTCAGGCGTCGGACAAAACCGATCAAGAAGCGGGTGACGCTACTACATTTTCAGTGTTGCTGACTTGCTTTGGCTACGATTATTGGTCTAAGAAGATTACTGGGGGGCGCTCAATAAGAGAGGTCCAATCTGCTATTGATACAGCGACCGATGAGATCATCTCGCAGCTAAGAAAGATAAAGACCGAACTGAGATCTGGAGACGAAAGGGTTCTCCTAAATGTTGCCGAGACGTCCACCGGGAGCGAGCCTCTGGCGCAAATCATTTCTGAGGCGAAAAAAATCGCCGGGAACAATGGATCCATCGTCGTAGTCGAAACAACGGACGAAAACACAGTGCTATCTCGAGTAGACGGCTTTAGCTACGATAATGGATTTAGTGTAGTAGCGCTAGCCGACGACATGCAGTCTCTTAAGTCCGATTTTAGAAACCCGGCGGTAATCGTTATGGCCAAGCCGTGTGTTAAGAACGATGATATTATGCCTATCTTGTCTATTGTTGCAAAAAGCAGCCATGTGCCAATCGTATTGATTGGCGACGTGCGAGGCGAGGCTTTGGAGTCAGTAGTTGCAAACAAGATTAGCGGTAAATTGCGTATAGCGGTGATAGCTCCGCCGGCGATTGGCCGTGATGAGTTTCTAAACGACATTGCCGTGTATTCCGGCACTCGTGTATTCAGCGGCGACGTGGCTAATTTCGACATAAAAGAATACGTCGGATCGGTCGACGAAGCTCACATTACGGTGCGCAGTGTCACCCTGAATGGTAGCCACAACCCCGACTTGGCCAACTACGCCGAGAGTGTAACCGACGAAGCTAGGCGTAAGCGTTTGCTTGGGGTGACTGCCAAAATTGAGGTCGGCGCACCGACCGAAGCCGAGCGACGAGAACTGAGGCTGAGGGTCGATGACGGCGTTTGCGCCGTTGAAACAGCCTCAACGCATGGCGTTATCGTTGGCGGGGGCGCTGCTATGAAAGACGTTTCGACTGAGCTGGTCGACTATAAGTATCTAGCCGACGCATCGTATAACTTGTTGTCGCCAGGCAAACTTAGCCTGGCGGACGGAGTTGTCGATAGTGCCTATGCAATAGAGCGGGCGATCGTCAATGCTCATAGCGCAATTAAGCAGCTTGTCTCGATCGAGTTGGCGCTGCCGTTCGCCAATGAGGAGGCTGAAGAGCGATGATTTATCTTAAGATCTTTGTTATGGCACTAATCAGAACTTTGTGGTACGGGAGAAAAACTCGCCGTGGCAACTGAGCCAATCATGGCCATTGTCAATGGGCGCTTGGTGTCGGTAGATGGCCTGTCAAACGCTAAGCGCCCGTCTGTTGACGTCAGGGAGATATCCCATAACGGCCAGTTACGTCGACAGTATTTCAAACATGCCAGAGACCTTATCCAGCCGTACCTGCCGACCGGCGCCGTCAATCCGGACTTTATCAAGTACCGCCCGGCTGACGCAAAGCGCTACGGCATGATTGAGGAGCGGGACGACAAGATAAAGACCGGCCGCCCCGCAAATAGCCGATGTCGTGGGATATAATATGGTTGACATGAGTGTAACGCCGAGAATTACTAGTGACGGAAAGGTAGAGTTAGATGGCTTAGACAACAGCGAATTGTTGACCGTTTTAGTCTCGAAGATAAACCTCATTGATAATCGTATCGCAAATATCGAGGATGGACTCAATCAGATGGCCACACGTCACGATATCGAGTTGGTAATCGACCGTCTCGACGCGGTGGAGGGACTGTCTAACCGACACGATGCCTGGATTAGAGCCCGAGACGAAGAGAGTCAACGGCGTCGAGCTGGATTGATTGGGCGAGTCAAGGAGAAGGCTATGGACTACACGGCGATGATTATCGTCGGGCTTGTCGCAGCGGCGATTATAGGTGGGATTGCTTTTTATATTGGCGACTCAATGGCCAGTCGGGAAACAAGGCGAGTCATCGACCAAATTAAGACGGCTAAATAGTCATCTCTCACCAGATATTCTAATGTCGCACAATATTGTCTACTATTGATGTAGCTAAAAAAGACCCCTCCGCAGGGGTCTTTTTGTGTTCGATGATGACATTATTACTTAGGAGGTAATATAACTCGTTAAAGAGAAGGTGCCATCATTTCCCACGCTTCTATTATACCTTAGTTATGCCGGTAATAACAGAGTTGCGTCGAGGCTGTCGACAAATTAAGTTGCCAAGGACGAAAAGGGCGCTGATTTCGCCGTACTGATTAGTAGGCTTCAGGAACTCTCGCATCTGGATGAACGACGGCACCTGACTGGAGTTATCGGAGTAGGATCCGTCTGTAACCTCGAGAGACGACTTGACTTGTCGCAGTTCCGGATCTTGCAACGAGTCGAACTCGAGATAGTGCTCATTCAAGAAGTACATGTGTCCACTTGGACACTTGTCGTCTGCGACACACGGAATGCCTCGTACATTGATGGCATTAAACCCGATTACACCCTTGATCTCGCTTGCTGATACTGAAGTCCCGGTCGGGGTCTTGCCGCTCACTCGGTTGTAGCCCTGAATGGCAGTTGCAGTGTACTGCGCTTGAATAGCGCTAGCTGCGATCATCAGCTTCTCGACCAAGCTCCAAGCCGCCTTGGTGGTGTAGATGATGTTAGGCGACTCTTGGCCCGAGCCGGCAGCGCTAGCCACGTCAAAGGCTCCCGTGATCAAATCGAGAGAAAGTGTACCGCCGGTGGCTGCGATCACGTTGCCCTTGGTGGCCGGATAAGTGGCACGGGTCAAACCTGCGTAGCTGGCCGATCCGGTGCCGTCGTCGACGATTAACTTCAGCCCGTCAAAATCCTTACCTAAATTACCGGTGCCGTCGCCGTACAAGGCTGTACCAACGCCCTCAGCCATCGATGTCTTTGCCTCATCCATCAAGTTGCCAAGCAGCCTGATCGCTTGAGCGTCCGATCCGCTGTTCACTGCCCGCTCAATACCGGACACAACGACCGATTGGGCGTATGACTTTGGATACCAAGTCATCGACCGAGTGTTATCGGTCTGGGACACATTAAAAGTGTCCATGCCGGAAAATGACCCCCCGGAAGTTGAGTTAGCGATTCGGATCGGCTGCTTAATCGATGCGCCGTGCCACCGTTTCGCCATAGCCGCAGTTCGAGCGGTGAATATGTTGCTATTGTTAACACCATCAACAACTTTCGGAATAATCTTGTCGTAGGTGATGGAGGTGACCCTCTCAGAAAATGCCATAATTCTACAGTTTCCTTTCTTAAAATATTTATACTACTGTTATAGCATTGATTTATCTCAAATGTAGCAAAGTGTACAACGTTTTTTGACTGCCACCTTAGCCAGACGCCCGCAACCTGTCGTAGATTGCTCTAATCTTGGCCTGGGCGGCAGCGTCGCTGTCCGAGGTACTTGGCACCATTCGACCATAGTTACGAATGTCCAGGTCGGACAAGACGCCCTTTTCGCCACTAAGCCTAGCCAGAGCTGTTGCCATGGACGGCGCTTGAGCTTCATATGCTGCTGCTTGAGGATTGTATGCACCAAAGGTCAGCTTGTTCAGGAGGCTGGTCAGGACACCCCCCGCACCTCTACCGCCGCCAGCCTGTCGATACAGCCCCAGAATAGCGTTTACGGAGCCGGGCGTACTGCTGCTGCCTGTACCACTTCTTGTCTTCGTTGCAGCCGTCTGCGCCTTGGACTGGCGAGTTATCCTGTTGTCCAGAACGTCAATCATCGAGGATATTGCTTTGGCCGAGGCGCTGTCTCCGGCCATAAGCGCCTTGGCGTAACCGTCCTCCAAATCGCCCATCGAGTAGCCGTTGAGCGTCGGTTCTGTGGCACTAGGTATTGTATTTTGCTGCGCCCCGGTTACCGGCGCCAACGATGATGTATCTGACGGGTAATTGCCTTGGGGTTGTGTGCCCGGCGCCGAGTATCCCTGTGCCCGGGCGTCGCTCTGCGCCTGGGCGTTGCTGCCACCTAAAGCATTTAGCCCAGCCACCGCCCCGCCGACAACAGCAGCGTTCTTTAGTAAATCGCCGGCCTCACCGCTTCTGACCTTTTTGGATAGGTAGTCGGCCGCCTCGGCCGCCTTGCGAACCCCGGCTTCAATGGGCTTATTAACAACAGCGCTAGCAGCCCGTCGGAGCGGCCGAGGAATGATTGAGCCAGCTAACCCACCTGCCCCCTCAAGAGTTCCGCCGCCCATCGCTACGGCATTTTTCTTGGCAATCTTGTTTGCAAGAACGAAGTCGCTCTTAAAGTTGCGCATTCCTGCCAGCGTGCGGTCGTCTATCGGCACGCCTTCAGCTTCTCGAGCCAGCCTATCGTAAGCTTTCATATATTTTGTATTGCCGGACTGGCGCGCCTGAACTGCAGCGTTATCCAGTTCATCAATCATGTCACTCCAAGCAGACTGCACCGTTTCCTTAGGAATGCCGGCCTCAATCCGCTCGTTGATGGCGTGAGATATCTCATTCATCTTGTCCTGTCTAAACTTAGCCCATTCCGACGGATCCTTGACCTTGGACATATTCTTGGCTTCACCGGCGAAGAAGTCGGCCATTTCCGGGGCAGACATCTCTCGTACTTTGCCTGCTACATACTTGTTTCCGGTGCTCAACAGACCGTCAATATCTTCCGCCAGGTCGGATAGGTCGAGGTTATTTAGGGCATCCTTGTCGTATCTGAGCTTATTTGTGTATCTATCAAGCAGCTTTTCCTCTCCTTTAACTATGCCGTTACCCTTATTCTGAGCTCCCCCCGTTAGAGTTTTTCCGAAAGCCACTTGGTCGGCCGTGTCTGACAACCCCGTTCGTCGATACAGCTTACCGGCGTTATCGAGAGCATTGTCACCTAAGGCTTGCAAATCGTACCTGGTCAAATTGTTGCCTACGTTTAGTGCGTCATTTACGCCGGCGTCCAGCGCATCGGCAATTTTACTGGCAATCTTGCCGCCACCTTTCGTTGTGCTACCCACAACATTGCGGGCAATGTCATCTGTCACTGCGGGCGCTGCCTTACTTGCAACAGCCCTAGCGGCGTCGTCGCCGTAATCGGACACCAGTTTTCGTCCAATGCCGGACAGCGCCGTTCTGGCGACGTCGTCACCATAATTGTTGATGGCGCTTCGAGCCAACCCCGAGACAGCTCTTTCGGCCACCTCACGACCGCCACTGTCAAACAGTCTGCTAAACAACGAACTAAAAATTGACATTAGTAACCCCCCCTAGTAGCTGTTCATAACTATCTTCGTCTTGCTGTTGTGCCGGCTGAGGCTGTCCACCACCCAGTAGCCGACTGAGTCCATAAGCCCCCCCGGCGAGCGCCAGGTTTCGCGGCCGAGCCAGTTTTCTAAAATTATTCAAGGTAATCGGATGTGAGCCCATGAACGATTGAGCTTTCTCTAGTCCAATCGGCGCAAGCGCACCAATAGCGGCTCCCAGGGGAGCCCCACCTAAAGCATCGCTGAGCTTAGTGTTCTGCCCACCCTCACGATAAGCACTAGCCACATTGCTCGCTGCACCTGAGAGGGCGTTCCTAACTAGTGCGTTCCTACTAATCTTGCCTGCCGAGGTCAAAGCTTTGACACCTGATGCTCCCGGGATGATATTCATAAGGCTCTCGACGCCGGCTCCAATATCTGAGACGGGGTCACGATTGTTCTGCTTGTAGGTATCGCCCATCAAATCGACCGCCGCTGTTCCAGCTTGGTACATCGGGTTGACGATACCGCCGATTATCCCGTTACCAAAAGGCTTGTACCGCCAATCTTTCTCCTCTTGCTCATAAGCTTTGCCAAGTGCGTCCAATCCGCTCTTGTTTTGGCTTCGGGCGGTATTGTAAGAGTTCATGATAGCTGAACGTCTAGCCTGCTCCTCGGGGCTAAGACTACCCCAATCGACGCCCTCGATATTTTTGGCATAGTAGTCGTTAGCCTGCTGGTTCAAAGCATTAGCTTGGTCTATCTGCTTATTAACCGTATCACGGTCATATTGTCGACCTGTGCCAAAGAGTAACTTACCTAAATCGCCTAAGATATCCATGTTTACCAGCTCCCTCCGCCATTACCGCTAGGTTGACCGCCCCAGCGGTCTTCTATGCCCTTATTAGCCCAAATCGTGCCACCACCAAGTGCTGCTAGCGGTCCATACATCTTAATGGCATCCCAAAGATTATTAGCCTTGGTGGCATAAATCGGCTGTTGTCGCTTTCTCGGCGTGTAGATGTTGTTGTTACCGGGCTTATCGGTATTACCTCTGCTTGGTTGAGGCTGAGACAGATAGCTACCTATTCTGGCTGCTTCTATCCGGGCATCATGGGCTAACTTAGCGCGGTAGTTCTCCTGTTGTGCTTTCCACCTATCTAACGCATCTTGCTGCTGCGCTAAGTCCCATTTATCCTTAGCGCCGTATTGATTAGCCAACAGTCCTCGGTCTTGCAGGTTCTCGTTATATGCAGTATTGCGCTGTCCGAGAAGGGTCGACCAAATGTTCATTAGGTTATTCGTTGTGTTTGTTTGGTAAGACATGTTTCCACCGGCAACCTGCTGCGCCTCTCTCAAAGATCGCTCGATTAAGCTGTTGTAGTCGTTGCTGGCGTTCTGATAGGTGGTGGTGGCGTTTTGCAGGATAGGCTGCTGAGCGTTCATTTGAGCTCCGAACGCCCGTTGTCTTTGAGCTTCGGTCATACCGGTGCCGGAATACTGTTGCCTAATTGACTCGGGCATCTTGGATATTGTTGTATTTAGCTCATCAACAACGCCACGGGCGTTCTTTAAGCTATTAAACGCCCTCTGTATTTCATCAGTGTTACCGTATTTAGCTCGAGCTTCATCGTACAGCGTCGAATAGTCCTTGGTCTGCCCCATATTGGCGTCCAGGTTCTGCTTAGCTTGAGCGGCGTCGCCCTCGTACTTGTTGTAAGTGTTGTAACTACGCTCGACGGCTCGTTTTGCTTCGTTTATTCGGTTCGGAAAATCATACATAGCTGTTGTCATAATATCATCAATCTTGCTCGATGAGCGGGCGGAGAACGCCTGAGTCGCTACCAGTCACCGCCACCACCGCCGCCAACACCACCGCCGGCAATCGCTCGAGAGCGGCCTCGCCCTGCGAGAGCGTCAAATAGCGAGCCAAGGGCGTCGTCCATCATTGACATCATACCGGCGCCCTGTCTGTCTATCACCTCGTCTATCGCCCGCTGAGCGTCACGTCTGGCGTTGCGGTTAGCAATCTCCTGTAGCTCACGTTCTAGCCGCATAGCCCGCTGCCTCAATTCCCAAGCATCTCGGGCGGCCTGTGCTTGGAAAAGCTGAGTTTGTGCGCCGGAAGACATTTCGCCCCAGTAACGACTACTGTCGACCAAGCTAGACCAGACGTTCGCCCTGTTGCGTATCTTCTGCCACGCCACATCGTAATCTTTGTTAGCAACGTCTATTGACGTGTTGAATGCTTTTTCTACACGCTTTTCGTAGCCGGTTTGCGCTTGCTGATAGTTTGCCTGATAGGTGCTAAATTGAGAACTCAATTCCTTGGTCTGCGCTTCTTCAAGTTCGTCTGCTTTATCCTGGCTCATGCCCGTGCCGGCAAACTGCCATCTAATTGATTGACTAACCTTATCCAAGGCGGTTTTGGCATTGTCGGACAATCCCCGCATTTTTTCTACATCCCGGCGCTCAGCCTCAAGCTCCGGCGTATTTAGATACTTGGCCTTCGATTGCCCGTACAGTGTTGTCATATCCGGCGCCAGCCTCAGACTGCGCTCGTACTGTCCTTTGGCGTCATCGGCCAGCCGTCGTTCTTGCTCCGCCCGTGCCCTTGTCCGGTCGGCGTAAGCCTGTGCTTCTTGAACTCTCTGATAAACGTCCATATCTCATATTATAGTTTGTCCAAGTCGTACGGCGTGCGTAAAACGCTTAGCGTTAAGCTAAATCCGCTCAGCCACATCCAGACCCAAGCTCTAGACTCGAAGCGAAAGCCATGCCAGTCATCATAAGCTCGTTGCATCCATCCGTACGGCACTCTGGAGAACACACCTATCTTTCCACCGGGCTCAACAACAAATTCGATACTAGCCAAAGCTAGTCCGATTAGTGTACTAGGCAACGTCTTCTGTGTCCCATTGATGTTGCCCACTGCCGGAAACTCGCCGTTGACGTGGGATACAAAGAAGGTCACGCTGGCGCCGTCTTCGCCGTTGGTATACCTGTAAAGGAGTCTACTCCAATTAGTGTAGGTCAGCTGGCATGATGTGCTATTGGGCGGCAGGAACACATTAAACATATCGTTCTGAGTGCTCCACCAATACTCATGAGCCCTACCCTTGACCACGGATGGCTGGATTTGTCCCCAGCCAAGCGACATTATTCGTAGATTTCTATCACTATAGCCGGTGTCGATTGTCCCAATACGACGGCGATGAAAGCCCTCGCCAGAGCGGTAGACATTGTCGAAAATATGAGGCGGTGGATTGACCGGCGGCTCAGGGGCGTCACCGACAATATCGATGGTGTACGACTTGATCTGCGGCGCAGAACAGGCGATGTCCGCTCCAATCAATTTATAGGCGCTGTTCATATAAACGAGGTTGCTGTCATCGTTGGCGACAACCTTCAGCCCATAGTTGCGAGTTGGAATAACGCTCGTTCCACCGACTGAACTATTTTCATCCTCGCTATCATCCTCGTAATGAGGCATACCCGGGCCGGCATACTTGACCTTGTACGTTTTACTAACTAAATCAAACAGGCAATCGCTAGGGGCTGGGATGACGCTGTATTCAGTGCTACCCTGCTTGACGGGCACTAGGTGTAGCTTTTCTACACCAGCACTGTTCTTGATGACAATCTCACCGATATCTACCCCTGGGTAAAATGGCTCTATATCGCCGCCTGTGTTTATTGAACCGACAAAGAACGATCTGGTCGGATTGATAATCGTACCGTTCAAATCTAATCTCCTGCCGTTGACCGACCCATGACTTGGCTCTAAGTGGATGTTGTAGATTTTTATATCGTTTCCGGCATTCCAGCCCATATCGTAATCCATTGCCTCTTCTACTGCGCCATAACCAAACCAGAAACAACCATATTTAATGTAGACGCCAAACTTATCAATACCGTTCCAGGCCGTTCTGCAACCACATATCCATCCGTCACCGATGCTCTTCTTGGTGCGAACGGTCATATCTAAAGTATCGCCTTGCTGAACATGACAGTTGCTGTCAATGCTCTGTAGGTTGCCTTTCACGCCGCCAAGTCTAAGCCATCTCATTGCTACATCCCCATAGTCAATCTAGTCTTAGCCGGCGCCACCATCGGCTGTCGAATTATTACTAGCGACGCCTTTTTATTGCCGAGAACAGCGTCGATGACATATCTATCAATTCCGTTGCTAGTCATAACTCGATACCCCATGCCGCCCTGCTGCATCGATACGTCGCCAATGCACCACAGATCGTCATTTCCTTGGTAGTATGGGTAGACAGCCAAATCGGACACGGGCAGGGGTGGTGTATATGAATAGAGATTGTCGCCAGTGCCGTCGTTTCCGTTGGCGACTTTTACCGCTACGGCCATTGATGATTGGATTGTCGGATTTAGCCCCAAGTCGTCAGCCAATTTAGTGTCGATATCGCCCGACAGAGTGTGCTTTAGCCCATAATCATAAGATTGCCCCCACTCGGCTTCAACCGGGCCATCCAGGTATGGGTACTCAATGTCGTAGCTGATATCTATCGGGCAGATTAGAATCGTTAACTGCTTAAGTAAATCTAAGTCTTCAGCAATGTCCGTATCTACATATATGTAGTTGCTGTCCCATTTAAGCGTTCCTCCAACGCTCCAGTCATTACCAGAGCTGGCGCAAATCAGCATGGGCGGATAGCCCAGTCCATGTCTGACATGAGCTTTAAACATCCACCTATCTGTAATAGATCCGTCGCGTTGGTTCCACTTGGGCGCTTTGCCGTTTTGCGTGATTTCCCAATTGCTCCAGCGCACAGCCCCGGCTATTTGCAACGACGGAAAGCCGGAATTGTAAAGCAACTGGCTGTCTCTTGCCGTCCTGACGTCGAAACCTTTTTTTGCAATTTTGAGCCCATAGTCGAGTCGACTCCGCATCGTACTGGGAAGTGCTATCTCCGCCACTAAAAAGCCCCCGGCTGATATCCTAAGATGACAACCACCTTGCCGGTGTCATCTTTAATTTTTATACACCCCTTGATAGTTTGCTCACCTCTGGTAACACCGGTTCTTGTCTGCCGGGGAGCTATTTGCCCCTGCTTTGACATAGACGCTTCGTCGACATTGCTAATCGACTTAAAGTCCTGAGTCATTGACGCCGGCACCAATTTAGTCACCGATGGAACTAAATCTCCGGTGTTTGGGTCGTAAACTGATGGTTGTCTATTCGCCATGTTTTATATATGCATCTTTCCTTCAAACTGCAGCGGTCGGACGTCCGCTCCGACAGAGGTTATTCGAATAGGAGATAACTCATCGCCGCTATATGACACATCGACGCCGAACTGAGCCGTCCTAAAGCGCTTGTTAACGTCTCCCGACAAGATAGTGTCGCCGACGCCGGCGCTGTGTGCACAGTACTGCCACTCCTTGCCATCTAGTTTGTATTTAAGCCTAACGGTATATCCCTTCGGTAGAGCATCGAACGTAGCCACTAGTCGCATGAGCTCTTTTGCCTTCCATGGCATGGAGGCGTCGTATTCTAAACTCTCGTACTTGGATTCGGGTGCCGGCAGGGACGAATTGTCCGTCTTGCTGAGGTAACTGGCAGTCTTTTCACCGGTCGTTACCGAGTATGAGACATACAGCGTGTCATTGAAGTTCCACACACCACCGATAGACAACCGCTCGTCGGCGGTGTTGTACTTTTTACCGTCGGGTAATGAGTACGAAAAGTAGAAGCTGTTGGGGTAGTTCTTGTCTATCGAGCCATAACTATACACACCATGACGCATATTGTCTATTGTGGTTTTGGATGGGTACCCCATCAAAAGGATGCCTCGTCTAATGGTCATCATATGGCTGTAGACGTCAGTGCTGTCTACTTTACCGCTAAACTCGCTCTGGCTATCTCGAATAGTTCTAATTTTAGTCAAGGCCTTGTTACCTGTATAGACGTACAATGCACCGTCAATAATGACGTAAGTCATGTTTTGGTAGGTGTACAAGCTCTTGGGCGCACCCATTGGTGTGTCAATTTTGAAGTTCAGGAAAGCAGAGTCGCCGTCCCAGAAAACAATCGACCCTCCTTGCGGCGAGCGCATTTTATCCTCACCGACCCGTTCGCAGCCAGACACGGCATACTCGTCGTTGGTCGTCAAACTGGTTACTTCGGTGTCTCTTTCCACCATAACTCGGTGACGAGACAGCTCGGTGTAGTCGACCTCAGCTTTTCCTGACGGCAGCCAGTCGGCTATGTAGCACCCATTGCCAATCAGCAGTTTGCGATTAGAAAATCCGATAATCGGATGCGATCTGCTGTTGGTTCGCATCAGCATCGAGGCGTAGTACTCAAAGTGTAGTCCATACATTTGTCCAGCTTCGTAGACGTATACCTCCCACGGCTTATCTGAAATTAAATGGAAGTGGTATTCGCTACCGTGATTGGCGTAGTCCTCCAGGTAAACCGACGGGGCAAAGTCAAAGTAGGCTACGTTGCCGGAAAGCTCAGTCTTGTCCGTAACGCTGGCTCGAGCCATTTCGTTGTTGCCGGCATCGTGAACGATTAGAGTAAGAGTGCTGTCGACAGGTTTATTCTTTATCTGTACGCCGACCCTTGTCATCGGCGATTGGTCAGGCAGAAAGATACACTTATCGACATCCGCCTCAGATAGCTCGCTCTTGGTCGTATAGGTATCGTTCTTGTTCTTAAAAGACAGCCGCTTGACTGTACTACCGATCCACTTGTCGTCCCGGTCTCTCTGCAAGATGGTGTCCACTGTTGGATAGGTGCTTCGTGAGCCTGTGACTTCAAAGAAACGTCGTTTGTTGACGTCTTTAGTGATGTGGTTCATGCAGTGCACTCGCTCTGCGCCGGTGACGTAAAGTGAATCCTTCGGCGGCCAGTAGATTATGTCGCCGTTGGCGGGATCGCCCCACCCTGGCACAGAGAAATATCGACTCAGCGTATCATCTTTATTGATGGCGTACAGCGTTCCTCGATCCGTGATCGCCCAGCGAATGCCATCCGGCGACTGGGTGATAGCGGTGATAGTCCCGTTGAGATCACTTCCGCTCATTTTAGTTAGCCTCGGAAGAGACGTCATCGCCCCGGGACTCTTTCGCGTGTCTAAGCCTTCACTATCGGCGTAGCTGTGCTGGATGCCAACTTTGTTGTCCGTGCCCATGCCGCCGTAGAACTCGGTCTGGGAGATGATAGTGTCCGTCGAGTCGCGATTAGTTGCCACGCTAACCTATCCTCCAGGGAAATGCAATCTTTGCGCCATAGACGACACCTCGATTAGCTTCTCGATATGGCTTGTTCGTTCGTGAGGAATAAGAACTGCGATACTGATCTATCGCATTCTCAAATAGTCGCTGATAATACTGTGCGACACTTAGGTCCTTGCGCAACAAGAAGAACTGCTGACAAGCATAATAAACTAGCGCCGTGTGATACTCCTCGGGAATAGGTGGGCATTGCCCAAGCACGAAGTTGGCGCTCGAGACCTGTTCGCCCAAATATTCATTCTCAATGACCAGTGTCTTGTTGTCCATAAAGGCAACCACTGGATACCAGTTGTCGTCATAACCGCTACGCAGAGAAATGTAGCAATCGTGAAGGTACTTGGCTGGAGTATCCAGTGACTCAGCTAAAACTATCGTGTTGTGCCCCTTCGTAAAAGATCCTTTTAGTTCTCTGTCCTCTAAGGTCAAGTCGAGCATCCTCGGTTCGAAATCGACAATAAGCGCACCGGGTTTATCGACATTCGGCGTGGGGTGTAAGGCGATGCTGTTTCGAGATAACACTCGGTAATACATCGGATCGCCCAACGCTCCGGACGAAACTAGCCTAGCCCAGTCGTCTCGGTCGGTGATCTCCTGCAGGGTAAGATTGTGTCCATCCGCACCAGTCCTGACCGAAATCACTCGGTTCATGTCTGTGGGGAACTGATAGCTTGCCTGATTAGACACCAGGTCAGTTCGCCTCGTCTGCTCTGTCCAGTATCGGTCGCCGTTGCCGGCAAACAGCTTTAATCCCTGATTGATATCATCAGCTATTTTCGTCATGGCTCGGTCGTCGTAGTTTAGTCCACAATAATCAGCAGCCGCTTGTTTAAGCGAGGTAAACGTTTTCATGGTGATATTATATCTCACTTATAAGCACATTTAATGCTCATTGTGGCGGTAACTTCGTCCAGCGAGAGGGGCTGTTTTGCGGTAACTTCGTCCAGCGAGAGGGGCTGTTTTGCGGCAACTTCGTCCAGCGAGAGGGGTACAGCCCATTGTTAGGCAACACCACTCTGAATTTGCCAACCATCGACGACCGACTTCGTCTTGAGATGGCAAAGCGGCCGCCCACCGAAGAACTCTCGACAGCTCCGACGACAAACTGTCCGACCAGGTCAGATTTTCCGCCTTTACCGACTGTAAAATTGCCTGCAATATTAGCTACGGCGCCCCTCGAAATAGTGAACGCCCCAGACATCGACGACTTGCCGGCCACAGCGACAGTAAATACTCCCCTTGCGTTTGACGTATTGCGTCGACCGATAGCAAACTCGCCTTGTATCTTGCCATACCTCTTTCGGCTCACAGCGAAACGGCCGACTAGCCCGGCGTGGTGCTCTCCCGGTAAAACAGCTCTCTTGACCGCAAAATTGCCCGATAACCCGACGTGCTGCGACTTTGCAACCGCAAACCGCCCCGATATCTTCGCAGATTGCAATTTTGCGACAGAAAACCTACCGGGCAGGTTGCCATACCTCTTTCGGCTCACAGCGAAACGGCCGACGACGCCAGAGCGCCTCTCTGTCGACACCGCAAACGACCCTAGGAGAGAGGCGTACTCGGTGCGTTTCACAGCGAATCGCCCGGGTAGTGCGAGCTGACTCGTTCGTCCGACGGCAAAATTGCCGCCGATACTAGAGCTGCTGCCTCGACAAACCGCAAAGTTGCCATCGAAAGAGGTAATGACTTGTCGGCTCGGGTCGGTTTTTGGAGCCTCGCTGCCGTCAGTCCCCATGCCGAACAAATAGAACCTAGTCTGTGCTCGAGAATAATTACCCACTCCGTAATATCCCCAACCGGGCTCGCCTTTTCGCAGAGCGTCGATCTGCCATCCCGGCGGTTCAGCCTCGCCGACCCTCCAAATCTTGGCCAAGTAACGATTGCCTTCATTGCGACAGCGACAGTGGAGCTGCTCGCCGTTTGCCCAATTAAACCAGTAGTAAGCGATGCCCTCGTTGCGAGTGTCGTCATTTAGAAATAAGGACAGCCTGTTGTATGCAGGAATTAGCGCTAAAGATACGCCCGAGGATTGGGCGGTGTATCTCATGCAGAAAATGCCGAAGCTACCAGGATTTTGACCCGTCACCACCCAGGAGCGGAATTTTGTGTACAGCTCGACGGTGCCGCTATTTTCTGCGGGTAGAGCCTTGCACCGAACAAAGACTTGAGCGCTTGAATCTTGTTTAATCTGAAGACAGCGCTCGTTAGACGAAGTATCGTCATTAAATACAGCCACCCTTGTGTCGCCGCTCTGTACCATTCTTTCCCAGTTATTGAACGAAGTTTTGTCGGGAGCCCCGTCTGTTTCGTCTCTGAAGTCAGTCCAAAATATAGCCATAGTTACGTTTTATTGTAGCTTAAAAACAAAAAGGGGACAAAGAGTCCCCTCCAGCTGTCACAAAAAACCTGCGTGAGGTCGACCAGTAGCCGTTTTTTGCAGGAAAAGGGTAAAGTGGCGACAGCGATGAAAAGCTCCAACGGGCATCTAGTGCTCAGATAGGCAACAAACGTTAACTAATAAACAACCACGCACATATATTGGTGTTCTTGCCCGTCGGATACCAAAATGGATTATGTACCTAGTCACCGCTCAGATTGAACACTGGCTACATATCTAATTATACCGCCATTTTCTTTATAGCCAATAGCATATCCGGTTGTTTCTATTGTAGAACTGTCAACACTCTCATCTTCGCTCAGTGGAACCTGGCGCATTATCCCCAGTACGGGCGTCCGGGGCTCGAGTGTCATCTTTACGAATGTCGGACTCTCTTCCAGGATGCGAATCAGGCTGCGATCGAATACATAAAACTCCCCGGTCTGTAAATTGATATCGACTAAAGGCCTCACTACTTCACCGTTCTTATCAATTAAGCATAGTCCCCATTGGACGATCGGGTCGCTTCGATTTTCGTCGGTGATCCCCTTCAAAGAGCCGTCTTCTAAGCTGCTGGACACCTCGTGAACAACAGCAGTGCCCGAGACGGCTTCTGCCACCCAGGCGAGTCGATTGCCAAAACTCACGCTACTTCGATCCACGATAACACCAAATTTAGAGCGGGTGATACACCCGACGCTGCGCCTGATGTTGTCTGAATCTGCGTGGCCAGCCATTGTGTATAACCCGGCGACGTTATGACGTCGGCGTTTGCGGTGGACGGATCAGCGCCCAGCTTCATCGGCGCACCATTGTCCACGGGTTTTGGCTGAGACATGTCTTCGGCTCCGGGCAGAGCGGTGGTAGCAGGGGTCTCGTAAGACGAGGTAACCTTTCCAACTAGCTTAGTGTTGGCAGGAAGCGCTCCGTCTTCGTGGCTGATCTTAACCGAGCTCACCCGAGTAAACGTGCCACCGAACTTAGCGCAGATGTAGCACGAGAGGCTATTGCCCCCGGCGAAAACCGGCGCACTAGTGCTGGCGGCGGTGGCATTATCGACCGCCGACCAGTTAATGGACTCTATTTTTTCTCTCTTAGCGCCTTTAGCGGGCGTGCCAGTTTTAGCGCCGGTGTCTCGATACCATTCAACAGATACTGCCATACATCTCCTTAAACATTTTATTCATAGCTCAATTGTACCACTAAGGTGTGAAAACCTGACGCTTTTGGACACACGCCCCGAGTCATCTATGTACAGCGCAACGCCGGATTGCCCCGTCGAGTTAGTCTTGCCGTAAAAACCAAGCAGATAGGCGTTCACCCCCGATCGAGAGAGTACGCCAAAAAGCAACTTGGCCAGGCGCAACTTTCGGTCAGTCATCATTATCGAGCCGTCCGGTTTAACTAAGTAAGCGTCGCCGTCATAATCGAAGTCGATGCGATAGGGCAAGGGGGTGGTAACCACAAAACGGGCTAGGCGGTGTCTAGACCGCCTGCTTCCGGTGCCATTAACGTAGCGGACAATCTCTTCGGCGCTCTTCTTGGAGCAAACACCGGTTCTTAATTGACTATTCTGAAAAATAGCCCCCCACTTGCCATTGCTCATCCTACCCCTTATTGTTGTCGTTGTTGTTGTAGTAATTCTTACTCGATATCCCTAACACTACGCCCAAAAATGTGGCGACGGCGCAAATAGTCTGAGCGACTGCGTCGGCCATGGGAAGACCCCATAGACCGGCTAGCGCTGTATATAGTGTGGCAATTGCCGGCAGGATAACCATAACAACCCACTTAAGAGGCTTGTATAAATTGTCTTTTAGAATCATTGTCTCCTCCTTTAATTTACGAACAAATTCCGTAAATATCTCCGTTGTTAAAATTACGACGTGCTATATAGTTGCGCTTACTTGAATATCCAACGTAGCTAATCCAACGATAGCCGTTAGTATCGACATAGCCGTCATATTGCACTGACTCATCGGGGTTTAGCGTTGCCACTACCTCTCCGTCGAGGCTGGGTGACCGACGAATGTTCATTTTATCGGTCGCCTTGTATGTGCCCTGCTGCGCGACCAATCCGCTCTCTGTGGTTTGAGCACGGCTGGGAGGTTGGCTGTCTAACTCGGGCAATCCATACACGTCGCCAAAAATGGATACGTGAGCATACCAGTGGCTTCGGCTCGACACTAACCATCGGTCGTCTCCATCAATTTTCTCGCCATGGACGTATCCGGCCATTTTAACCCAAGTCCCGGTCGGATAGGTAGCCATTACGGTACCGTTCCGGGACGGAGTGCTGCGCCAGTTACCGACATAATCATGATAGAGCCACAATCCATCAGGGTACTGACTGGCTAGTTTTGGTGGAGCATACTCTTGTCTTCGCACGTCCGTGACGCTGCCACCCGACAGCATTTGATTAGCCAGGTTAATTATCCTCAAACCGGCATTCGCCCGTCGAATCATGCCCGGGCAATATGTTTTTATGACGTCGTCGTGATAGATGACGTTTTGCCCATAACGCAGGTCGCTCCAACCCAGCCGACGAGCTAGGTTGGTTAGCAATTCTGCGCTGGTCTTGATTGTCTCATCGGCTATCTGCCATTCCGGCGCCCCGGTGCTGTTGACATGCTCAATGCCGATAGTCTTGCAATTCATGTCCCAGTTGCCGCAATGCCAGGCTGTGTCATTGATATCGACGTATTGACAGACTTGCCCGGGAGCAACGCCAAAATGAGCGCTAACTCCAAGCGACCGATTTTGGAAAGTTGCCCCAATTCCTACAAAACTAGTTGTAGCAGCGTGGTGCAGTACTATCTTTTCGATATTACATCCCGACCGACCATTGGTGTAATTGGGGGACGTCCACTTAGATAGTGTATACATTTATTGCTCTCCGTTTCCGCCGGCGTCATCCTTTGGTTCGGATTCACCCGCCCCCATGCCGGCAATCTCATCTTCGTGGATTGGTGTGATTACTTGTGGCGTATTGTCTAATTGTTCCATATATTACCTCACTTAGCGTTGTTATTTTTACTACTATCTTCATCGCTGAACATTGACTCAATCTCTTTACTAACGCTTTCAGCGCTAGGTACGTCCTCGTCCTCAGTGGCATTGTCGCCCGTTTTCTCACCTGAAGACTTTCTGGTTGCCTCGCTCAGTAAGTTGGTCACATCACCCGGATGTTTGATGTCCACCACGACCTTGCTTAGGAACTGGTCTAAAGCCTCTACTGAGCCAAGCATTATGCTCAGCTGTTTCTTTCGCTGAGCGTAGTCATTGAACATTCGATTTAGCGCTACGTAAGCCTCTGCCCCGGAGACCACCTTCAGCTCTGACGATTGAAGTATTCTCATTCGAGGTGGCCTAATTTTCATAGTGCGACGCTCTTTTCCATCGAAGACGGTGTTCTCATCCGCCGGGTCGGTATAAATCCAGCCGGTTGGTTCCCCAAATGGATTAGAGATCGTCACGTATGCTTCGGGCTCGAACTTGTCTCGTAGCCGATCCATTACCCGGCCATAAGCTTGCTTGTCCGGAGCCGTACTTCCGATTTCAGATTCAAGCCGTTGTGTAATATCGGCAATTTTAGTTGCCTTTTTAGCCATTGCTCCCCCTTTCAATTAAATCGGCGTAATAGTTGCCGACATCGCTCGGGCTATCGTTGACACCGAAGCGAACGCCGTCGTCTTTCATTGCCCCCTTACCGGGCTTATTAGCCCCGTCCTTGCCGATATGAGCCGCCGCCTCTTTACGTCGCCTGTCCAGGGATGACTCCTTTTTGGCGGACTCGGCCCGAGCCTTCGCCCCAGCTGACGCCTTGTCTGCGTGCCACAACCTGGCGGCGACCATAAAGCTAACCGGGTCGCCCTGTTTCTCCATTTTTGCTTGATAGTCGAGAACTTCGGCGATTTGCTTGGTGACAGGGCTGTCTGCTGACGTATCAGCGTCCTTTCCTTCAAATTGAGCTATGATGCCGGCGTCTTGTGCTCGCTTGATATCTCGAACGATCGCATCGTCTCGCTCGGCTTGGGCTTGCCTCTCGGCATAATCACGCTTCGCCTGCTCTACATACTGCCCGAGCTGTTCAGCCTTATAGCTAAGACTCGGTAGCTCAATACTGAAGAACCGCTGTCGTTCCTGATCGCTGGCGAACTCAAAGCCCTGCGGTAGCTGTTCGGGTGTTTTAACTCTCACAACATTACCATCTTTACCTCGAGCCTCAATATATGGCAGCTGGTTATAAATATAGCGCTCTTCTTGAGACAATCTTTGCCATCCCGCCTCATCTATTTCGGGTGGTTTAGCCAACAGTCTATCTGCAGCTGCGTCTCGCTCTGATTGCGTTCGCTTCTGCTCGTCCTGTTGTTTATTTGACACCGTTAGTCCACGACGCTCCAGCTCTCGCCGCAAAACGTCGTCGGGTATACCCTCCGGCTTGTCTTTCTCTTTGTCCGGCTCGTCTTTTGCCTCGGACTTGTCATCCGGCTCGTCTTTTGCCTCGGACTTGTCATCCGGCTCGTCTT